AAGCTCGCCAGTCCGAGGGCATCAAGCCCGAACGCCAATGGTTCTTGGAACGCCAAGAGCGTGGCACTCCCTGCGTTATCACCAAGTCCACCGTGCTCGCAATCCCGAGCTGGTACCAGCGCCCGAACCATTTGCAGGTGGCCGCATGATGTTTCAACTGATACCCGGCGCTGGCGTCATGGCTCGCGGTTGGAGATGGCCCGTACGTGGCAAGCACTACCGCGCGAACCCTCATCGCAAGGCGCGTCGAAAAGCACAGCGTATCGCTCGTCGCATCAATCGGGGCCGCAAATGATCCCCGCGACTATCTCTCTGCTGGCCACCCTCGCGGGCGGTGTCATCGCGCTCTACCTCGTGCGTTTGGAGTTCCGCCCATGAGAACCGTTAGCTTCCAGGGCACCCAGCTCACCAGCGGCCAGCGCCGCCGCCTTCAAGAGCAACAGCAGGCCCGGGCATTCGTGAACCCGGTCCTTCAGCAGCAAGTAAACGAAACCCTGGCAGCGCTCGAAGCTCGCCAGTCCGAGGGCATCAAGCCCGAACGCCAATGGTTCTTGGAACGCCAAGAGCGTGGCACTCCCTGCGTTGCCGACCTGTTCGGCTTTTAAGAGGCAATACCCATGGCTATGACTATCAAGATCGAAACCACCGGCAATTTCCGCACCGGCACCGCCGCCAAGTCCGGCAAGCCCTACTGGATGGCCGAAGCCTTTGCGCATCTGCCGGGCGTCCCGTATCCGCAGAAGTTCAGCTATTACGCCGCCTCTCAGCAGGAAGTGCTGCCGGTCGGTCACTACGAGTGCGACATCAGCTGCTCGATCAAGGATGACCGCATTCACTTCGAAGTTGACCCGCGCCAATCGCGCCGTATCGCCAACCCCGCGCCTGCTGCCGTCGCTCCTGCCAAGGTTGCCGGCTGACCATGGCGCTCTGCGTAGAACTGGTCGGCTCGACGCTCACCGCTGTCGGTGAATATTCCGACGCCTGCTCGGGCTACGCACTTATGACCGCGCAAGAGTTTGCCAGTACGCCAACGCTGGCGGCGCTCTTCGCAATGCCCGATCCCGAGACGATCCAGACTGCCTTTATGGCCGGGTTGTCTCTGCCCCTGATCCTTTGGCTGACCGCCTGGGGATTCGGCGTTGTCGTGGGTTACATCAATTCACGCGCCGAACCATTAACCGTCGAGGAGTAACACATGGATTTCACCGCTATCACTTCCGCTGTTGACGCTACCACCGTAGTCGCCGCTATCGCTGCTATTGCGGCAATCAAGGTCCTGCCAGGTGTCGCCAAGTGGGGTTTCAACAAGGTTATCGGCTGGTTCCGTTAATCGAGCTGACTTGCTCAGAGGCTCCTTCGGGGGCCTCATTTGTTTCTGGGGTTCGATATGTTGATCCAGTTCGGTATTTTCTTTTGGGGGGCACTATGCGCCTGGGCAATTATCTTCGGGTTTTCTCGGCACTGAGTGTTTTGCTGCTTTGGCATTCTGCGCTTAGTGCGGCTGACTATCATTGGGCTCAGAGTTCAAATAGGCCAGAGGATCGACGGTCTAACCCTCAAGAGGCATGTAATGTCGGCGCGTCTGGCATGTTTGCTCGCAATATCCATCCGTATGACAATCGTTATCGTGCGGAATGCAGAATGAGCAACGGCACGTTTTTCTATTATGTATATCGTTTCGGTGATTCATGCCCGACCGGCACCGAATACAACCCCGAAACCGGCGAATGCACTGCGCCTCAAAACCCTTGCGCCGACAAGGCCGGTATTTATGAGGGCTTTTCCAAGGCTGGCACCGCGCCTGATGCGTTTGTCACGATTGCCTCCAATGGCTATGCAATTCCTCAGAGGCAAGGCTGTAAGGGCGGGTGCGCTGTCGAGATAACCGATCTTCGGGGCAAAACAAAGACGTCAGGTGCTTATTACTATCGCGGCACCGTTATATATAGCGGGGAACAATGCGCAACTACTGGCTCTGGCGATCAGATCGACGAAGACACAAACCAAAGCACCGAGCCGGAAACAATTAAAGAAGACGTCCCATGTGTTTATTCCTCTGTTGGTGACAAACAGGTATGCGAGTCTAAAAAAAGCGAGGAGACTGAGGGCAGATATTGCGGAACTGTTAATGGCGTTGAAACTTGTGTGTCAACTGCGCCTGCCAGCAACGGAGTAGATATTAGAACTGAAGTTACAACTGAAACCCATCCCGACGGCTCAACGACAACCACCAAGAAAGACACAGCCACTGCGACAACGTGCAAGGGTATAAATAACTGCACGAGTAAAACAGCAACAACTACAACAACCATTAAGAAAGATGCCGGTGGTAACACTACCAGCACCGACAGCAAGTGCACCGGCAGCGCTTGCGGGAGTTCCTTTAATCCCGACAGTGATGGTGACGGTCTAGGCGATTGCACTGGTGACGATTGCGGCGCTGGTGGCGGGGGAGAGGGTCAGGACTGGTATACGCCGACCGGCGACACGTTTGGATCGGTGCTGACCGAATTCGTCGGCAAGGTCCAGCAGACACCGGTTGCGTCGCAGACGAGTAGCTTTCTGACGTTCCGTGCTACGGGTTCCTGTCCGCGCTGGTCGGTCTCGGTTTGGGTCTTTGATATCGATATCGATCAGCTCTGCAACGGCGACATTCCTTGGAATGCCATCAAGGCCGTGATCCTTGCCGCTGCTGGCTTCTTCGCATTCCGTATCGCATTACTCTGAGGTGACCTATGGAATTCTTCACGCTGGCCTTCTGGAAAGGTCTTTGGGACGATGCGACCGAGTACCTGGACGACAAGCCCGTCGCGGTCCTTAAGGACCTGCTAGACGCCATCGTCTCGGTGCTCGAAACGATCACTCCGCCCGACTTCATGGACACGCCCATTTCCGACCAAATGGGTCCGGTCATGGAGTTCATCGGTTATTTTATGTCCGAGGCGGGGATTACCCAGGCATTTGCCATGATCGCTTCCGCCTACATGTTCCGCCTTGGCCGCAAGGCCATCACGCTCGGGAGGTGGTAAGTCATGGCTATTCACTTCCACGAGGGGCTTCCGGGCGCTGGTAAGAGTTACGAGGCGTGCGTCTTTCACATCCTGCCTGCCCTGAAAGCGGGTCGTCAGGTTGTTACCAATATTCGCGGAATCAACTGGGAGAAGTTCGCCGAGCTGCTGGACGAGCCTGTCGAATACGTCCGCATGCTGCTGATTTACGTCGAGCCTGCCGAGCAGGATGGCGCAGCCGGTGATATCGAGCGCGTGAAGAACGATTTCGCCGACAAGACGCCTGACAACGCGATGATTGTGTGGGACGAAATTCAGGACTACTTCCCCAGCGGCAACTATAAGCTGCCGCTCAATCAGCAGAAGTTCTGGACCGAGCATCGCCATCGCGGGCTCGAAATCGTCATCATGGGTCAGGACCGCGATGACGTTCACAAGATCATTCGCAGCCGGATCGAGGACATCATCTACTTCCTCAAGCTGCAGGCCATCGGGCGGCCCAATCAGTACAAGTGGGAGCAGTGGCAGAAACAGGCCAAGGGAAAGTTTGTCAAGATCGGCTCTGGCGTGCGTTCCTATGAAACGAACTACTTTGGCCTTTACTCCAGTCACCGACGCGAAACGGTCAAGGGTAGCGTCTACCAGACCGAGCGCACCAACGTCCTGAAGAACTCCAAGCTGCTCTCGCTGGGCGTGCCGTTCGTCTTCGTCGGTGCCTTCTATGCCGTGTATCACCTGTACGGCTTTTTCACCGGCACGGGTGGCGCGGTTGCCTCGACTCAGCCGTCGCAAGCCGTCACCGTCCAGCGGCCACAGCCACCGGCCGGCCTCACCAATCCAGAGCCACCGAGCATGCAGTCATCTGCCCTGGTCACTGCCAAACCTGAGCATGCCGATCAGACTGCCGAAGCCCTGCCGCCGCCAATCGACTACCTGGACAAGATGGCCCAGCAGTATCAGATCAGGGCGACCGCCATCATGGACAGCGACAAGCCTGGACGCGAACTGATGGGCGAGATCGAACTGCTCGACTCGTCCTATCACATCAAGGAACGCTTTCGCGTGAGTGAGATTCAGGCGCTAGGCTGGACCGTCACCCGTACCGGTTACGGCCTGTTGCTGGAGAAGCAGTCCGTCGCCTATGTCGCCAGATCGTGGCCTATCGATATCCGTGGCCGTGTCGATCGACGGACAGTCGATAGCCTTGGCGCGGGCGCAAGCGGCTTGCCGCGCGCACGAGACGAGGCGTATTCATCCGCTGATATCACTGTTGTCGGCTCTGGCAAACCCGGCCACCTGTGGTGATTCCATGGACGATATGTCGCAATACACCGACGACGAGCTGCGCGATTTGTACAACTGGCTAACCACCCAGCACCGGCTCGTTGAAGATGAACTGGCTTGGCGCTCACGCTGTGAAGACCTGGACCAGGACAAATGAGGCGCTTCGCATAATTGAGGCTCGGCGTTATGTTGAGCCGGTGCGCTGGGACTATCCTGCGGCCAGCGCAGCCCGTAGGGCAGGCGTAACATAACGGCGGATTATGCGATGCGCCGGTACCATTTTGCTCATCGATCAAGATATTCCAGGATGAAAAATGGTACCAAACCGCTTTCAGTCTTCATTATGATTTGGTACCATTTCCCCCCTCGATCAAGATCTTCCAGGAAAAGGAACGGTACCAAAATGCTGATTAAATTCGACGTGACCAACGAGGAGGGCGACCGCCTCAAGATGCAATATGGCCAGAAGGTTGCCAGCAAGGCATTCAAAATGGCCGCTCTCGATGCCTTCGACCTGCATCACAAGAACCAGGAACTCCACGAAGTCATCGACAGCCAGCGGACCGAGATTCGCCGGTTCCGCAACATCATCGAGCAGGCCCGCGCCTCGGCTGCTCAACTGCTCGAAAATACTGGCCAGGGGGATTTGATTGATGGCTAAGGGCAAGTGCAAGTATTACAGGGAATCTCCGATTGAAACTTATACGCCGGAATGTGTTGGAGATTCTCAGTCTGTTCACCCCGATGACACCGATACCCCACGCTGCCAATTTTGTGGCCGCAAGATAAAGCTCAAGGAATACACATCAGTTCCTGACAGTTTGCTCGAAGATTTTTCTAGCTGATGCTTTTCATCGCGCCCGCGTTCGGTGACCTCGACCTCGCCGCTCGCGGCGATTAGTCGCCTGCACGCACTAGACTGATTGCACCACTCTCACCGCGACGACACCCGCGCAGCGGCCTCAACCCGATACAACGAAAAAGCCCCCGTCGGCCTCAACGGCTCGCCAGGGGCTCTTCGCGATCCTCTCTCTACTGTCCCGCTACAAACTCAACCCGCGCCCCGATCTGCCCAAATGGACCCGCTCCGGGCTTCTCTCTGTCGCTCTCCCAGGATCATCAGCACCGCCTCTGGTCAGGTCACGACAGTTGCACGGTTTCAGCAGCGCTTTTCAGCTGGTCGGCGGTGGGGGTGCTGTTACACCCCCACTTTACCGAAGAGTTCTTCGGTTTATCCCTTCTTGCACTCACTCTGAATCATGTCTGGAAGGCCCTTGCCGAGCATGAATATCTCGGTCGCTGCCTCACCTGCTTTCTCACAGTCCGCTTTGGATGAAAAGCCTTTAAATTCAATGACTTGCGCGGTTTTCTCGGCTTGTTCTGGCGTGGTTCCGGAGTACATCGTAAGTATTAGCAGCCAGGTACTCACTTGATTGCTTCCTGCTCGAATCCGAACAGCACGCCTTTCAGTGCTATTCGTGCTTGGTTCCTGATGGCGGCTGGCAGCTGGTCGAATCGCTTCAAGATGGGCCTCAAGTCCTCGGATACCGTCATCTCCGATTCATCCAGCAGCAGCTCATCAGTAGTAACACCCAGCACGCGGGCAAGCTCTACCACCTTGTCAGCCGAAGGCATCGCGGTACCCGCCTCGTATGACGTGTAGCTTGATTTGGCTATGCCAGCAGCTCCCCAAACCTCGGGCTGTGTAAGGCCCTTCGCCTTCCTGAATCTCTTCAGGTTCGCGCTCAGTGTCATGGCTCTCTCGCTCTGGCTCTTCATCATGTCCAGATCGTAAATACTGTTCACCTGTACAGTTCCGTTATTCCGGTATTTTAATGCTTGCATGTCGTCATGCTCCGTGGTTAGCATACTGGCATTCGAGTGCCGTTATTCCGGTATTGACAGGGAATCGTGATGTTTATCGATTGGTTGACAGTTTCTCAGGAGCATTCACACGACCTGCCGGTCGTTTGCGATGTCTTCACGCTCACCATCGATGCGAACACGAACGAAGTTCTTTCGACCCGTCAGCCTCGCTTCAAGCATGAGGCTAGTTACTCGACGTCCGTCACGATCCACGTTCAGGGCCGGAAAATTCGAGTCGAGGGCAACCCAAGCCGGGTAGGTCGCCTGGACAACCTGTTCGGCTTCTCGACCATCGAGCAGTGCGTTTCGGTCTACAACCAGCTTCTTGCTGAGTACGGCCTGCCGGGCTTTACCCGCTGCACCCGCGTTGATCTTCGTGACGGTGCTTCCGGCTCCAAGTCCGGCGACCGTGTTGCAGACGGTGCCAAGATCGAGCGGATCGACTTGACCACGAACGTATCGGTAGGAGAGGGCAACGTCCTCGCTTATCTGCGCGGTGTTTCTTCCCAGCGCATCGGGCACAGCATCGGCTTTCTTTATCCCAATGGCCGAACTGTCACGTGGACCCCTAAGGGCAACGGCAAAGGCGGGCGCCTTCAGTACCGCAAGGGCTATGACAAAGCTTTCGAGCTTGATCAGAACCTCATTCCCAAGATTAAGCGCCTCTACGGCGATCAGTCCCCCGAGTTCCTTTATGTGCAGCGCGTCCGTGACTACTGCGCCCTTCACGGTGTGGTTCGGATGGAACAGGAACTGAAGAACGAATTTTTGCAGCGCGAATGCTTGGCCTATTGGGGCCTCTTTGACGAACGGCGTTTTGCCGAACTCCACGACGAGTTTTTACAGATTGATAGCCGATTGAAGGTTACCGCCATGGACATGATGACTATTGCAGACAAGCTGATCGAGGAGGGCGTTTGTAAGGGGCGTGCCTCTGCGAACGCCACTGCCGCCCATGCACACCTCTGGATGCATGGCCAGCCGCACAACGTCTCTCAGCGCGCTTTCGAGACCCACGCAGCTCGCCTCAACCGCATCGGCATCAACATCCGGAACGCCTGCGACACTAGCCGCTTCGCGCCTGTCTTCGTGCGTCAGGCCCGCGAGATCACCAAGTCCACCGTGCTGGCCATTCCGAGCTGGTATCAGCGCCCGAACCATCTGCAGGTGGCGGCATGATTTATTCCGGCCTCGTTTGCAAGTGCCACTGGTGCCGTTGCGCCTCTGAGTGTTCGCCGTGCGAACTCATGACCGGTGAAAAGGTACCGCTTTGCGCTGAGTGCGAAAACGATCTTATTCAGCTGATTGAAGACTCCTGGTTACCTGATACCGATGAGTCAGGGGAGTGCGTTTAATGCTCGCCGCCACTCTTTCCCTGGTCGCCACGCTCGCCGGTGGCACCATCGCGCTCTACCTGGTGCGCTTGGAGTTCCGCCCATGAGAACCGTTAGCTTCCAGGGCACCCAGCTCACCAGCGGCCAGCGCCGCCGCCTTA